CTCTCGTTCCTTTTCTTTGGTGACAGTGTTGTTATAAATGTCACGGAAGTTGGCACGATCCACGGATGGCTTTTCGGAAGAACAGAGATTTTTATATCCCATTCGCACGACAATCCTTGCCGTGATCTCAGGCAGACTATTAAGTGCTTCTTCCTCTCGCATATAGCCATATTTTCTGATAGCTTCGCAGACATTCTGCCATTCGTCTTCCCAGGAGTTAAAATCGCCATTAGCGAATGTTGCACACATACCACGGATATCCGATATCGAAGGTGACCATCTATTGGTTTCTACCCATTTTTTCAAGGCATTATGTGCAAGTTGATAAGGCAAATCATTTAATGCTTCATACCAAAGGTCCATAGCATATCTGTCGGAAAGAAGCTGCTCTTTGGGATAATAAGTTCTGATTGCCATTGCAATCTTACTGAATTCCTGTTTTGTCAATGCTGTCACTCCTCTCTTCCCCATTCAGCCATGCGTTGCAGGTCTGTTTCTAACGAAGGATACCTGTTTGTTTTTGTGGCAGACGATGCATTTTCATTGTCATATTTGCCTTCAATGACATTCTGAAAGTTATTGGGCTTAACAAACCAATCAAAGTCGAATTGCCAGTTCTTATACTGTCCGATTCTTCCGGTTCTTCCCAAAAGGAAATCACTCTGTTTGACTTTTTCGATGGCTTCGAAGATTGCATCTTTTCCGTATTGGTCTATTCTTGCCTTGAGTAATTTGGCTCTACTAGATCCCGAATTGATGCTTCTTATCTTTCTGACACCGTAAGAATTTAGCTTATTCCACTCATCAACTATGTCCTGATAAGCTGTTTTCGGTGTTTCGTCACTCTGAAAGAGGGACATATCTAATTCTTTAGAATTAGATTTATATATACTATTCTTATCTATACTATTCTTATCTATCCTATCCTGTGGCAGACAATTGGCAACCATTTGGCAACCATTTGGCAACCAAGAGTAAGAACCGTTATCTTTTAACTTCAATTGCTTCAGTTCTTCTTGAAACGCAGTTGGTGTATACCGGTCTTTTCTTAAGGCGTTTGCCATTCGCCAGTGTTTGATTACAATCACACCGTTTTCAAACTGGTAAATGTATCTCTTTTCAAGTAATGCCTGTAGATCCTGAACACTTGCATGAGCCTTGAACATGGAAATTGATACCTGATTACAGAATCCATCATCATCAGCTGCCATTGACAAGTGAAGATATAATGCCTGTGCAGAAGAAGAAAGTGACATGAAGTTGTCATCATCTGTTACTTTTTTGGTGAGCATCCTTCTTTCTGCCATTCAGCTAACACCTTCTTCTAAGCAGTACCTTGCAACCTGTGTTTTGCCGGTCCTGGTATGAACAGTAACCATCTTGGAAGTGATGTTGTGCCCTTCCGCACGAAGTTCCCATATTCTGCCGGATAATCTTGTGCATCCAAAGTACTGGATAGCTTCGAGGGTAGTAATGGAACCGTGTTCTTTTAAGTGTTCCAAGATTTTAAGTTTCTGAGACATTTACTCACCTCTTTCGTAATTTTCAAGTTCCTCGTTCAGAGAATCGATTCTCTCCTGAAGGACAGAGATTCTGAAATCACGATCCATCTTGTCCATCTTAAGGTCTTCAATCTTCCTGCTGAGTTTGCGGATTTTAAGATTCATGTTTGCAATGGTCTTGCGCAGTTCGTAGTACCGCTCTGCCACCATGCGGATTTTCCCGTGGATCGTGGGAGCAAAGAACTTACATCCGTCACAGGTATCGCAGGTAGTTGCACTGCAATGTCTTTCCTTGTTATCCTTCGCAAACTGGCAGTATTTGTTTTTCAGAGTGGTAGACAGTTCCATCTCTGAGATAAACTTTTCCATCAGGTCATACACCTGTGTTTCACTTAATTCTTTCGTGTTTTTAAAACTCGTCTTCATTCTCCGTCCCCTTCCATGTCGATAAATACTCCGTACTGTTTTGCTTTTTCTATGACCTCATCTCTTGATTTCCTGCCAAGGTTTCTGATTAACATCAAGTCATACAATGTCATGTCCTTCAGGTCATCAACTGTTCTGATGCCGTGTCTTTTAAGGCAGTTGTAAGAGCGAACAGACAGGTCCATGTATTCAATGTCTACCGGGATATATTCACCGTCCTCTGTAGTTGTCGCACCTAATGCTCTAAGCTGTTCTTTCAGCTTTCTGTTTTCATCCTTCAGTGCAACACATTTAGCTTCAATCTCGGATGCTTTCTCAAGGGTGTCCATCATGTATCTTTTGGCAAGTGATGGATTCCGCAGCTTGCGGATAGCTTTTAATTCGATCTGCCTTATCCGCTCTCTTGTGACACCAAACCTTCTGCCCACATCCTCATAGGTCATTCCGTTCCTGTACCGAAGGTCAAGAATGATTTGCTCTCTGTCACTCAGAGTTTCAATGGCTCTTATGAATGCCGGAATGTAGATCCTGTGCATTTCTTCTTTGGCTTTTTCAATTTCTTCTTTTGTCGGATTGTATCCTTCAACAACTTTCAGTGCGAGATTGTACGGATAGAACGATGTGATATCTCTTTCAAGTGTGAACTTTGTAAGGTCAACAGCATCATCTGCAACATCAGTAATCGTACATCCGACAGCTTCACAGTATTTGATTAACGTGACCAGGTTAGGGCATCCTTTGCGGAAATGCATCCAAACTGTAGTTGGAGCAACACCTGCGTATCTTGCAAGTTCTTCTCCGCTGATACCTCTTTCCTTCCTGATATCGTTGAGCCTGTCCGTAATCGACTTAATATTCACTTTTCTGCCCCCTTCATTACTACGTTAATAAAATAAGGTAAATTCGGCTTCTAATTTTTAGGTGGAGAAATACTCGTCTAAGCTATCAGAAGCCGAAATCGAGTTATTCTGCGTGATTCCTTCTGTAGTTTTTCAACCTCTCAGCAGACTCTAACTTCTGCTCCTCGGTCATTTCCCTTTTTATGTTGCTGATTTTGATCCATTTGACAGGAATGTGAGCCATGATAGAACCGTCTTTGTTCTCGGCTACAATCTTGCACTCATCAGGATACTTCTCGGCAAGCTTCTTGATTTTGGAAATGTACTTGCCCTGGCTGAAAGTGACTACTGCTGTTTTATCATTCCGAATCCACTCTATTACATTTTCTGTTACACCACTGCTCATTATTCAACTTTCCCTCTTCCTGAAATAGAATATAAAATCACTCCCGATAAAGTCCTCTGCTTTCATAATCCTGTCTCTGTCGCAGAAAAATCTTACGCACCCAGACTTCGGCAGACAATCCATTGACATTCCGACTACTGGTACCCTTCTGCTTTTTATGGTCTGCTCAAAATTCTCACCATAGCCACCGATGCCGTTTACGTGAACCACATCCGACCATCCACTGACTGCACCCACAATTTCTCCATCTCTTTCCAAAATGAATTTCATCGTTCTGTATCCGCTGTCATGTAGTTCCTCGGTTGGAACGATTGCAAACGCAGAGAACTCTTCATGTTCACCAAAGTTCTCAATCTCCCTCAATTCCTCAAGGGTGTAATCGTTGAGTTTTTTCATTCATAATTCCTTTCATCGAGCATATCCCAAAACTTCTGTTCCTGCTTCTTGGATACTTTGTTATTCTTCTTCTCAGGTTTCAGCTGCACATCAAGATGTTTGTCGATGATATCCTTCAGGCTTCTTGCAAGTTGTTTCTTGCCCTGTCGGACACCTTGCTTATATCCTTTAGGCGGTTTTCTTTCGCTAATCTCACCGCTTGCCCGATTAGATCCTTGTCCTCCTAGGCTAGAATTACGGAGTTGGTAACCGGCATCGGCATATTTCTTGATGTACTTCTTTTCCAAATCATCCAACTTGTCTATAGGACAATTTATGAACTCAACTCTCCAACCATAAGGATTCTTTTCGGACCATAACTTGTGTTTGCGTAAACTAAGGTCTATATGTTGCTGATATCCGTTCAGGTGGCTGATTAGTCTGGTTAAAACCGCGCGACTTTGCCCGATATACCCAAACTTGAATCCGGCTTCATCTGTTCGCAGAAGAAAATAGATTCCAGGTCTGTCATTCAGCTTCGGATTAATCGCAAGCAGCTGCTCTCTCTGCCGATTGTGTTTCGCATAAAGCTGTCTGTAATTTACCGCCAATCAATCACCACCTCATATACTTTCCGTCAGCGAATTGGATTATGAAATTTCCTTTTTCCATATCGATTACTCCTGCGTTTGTCATACAACAAAGCTTTCCATCTGTATCAATGAGAAAGTCATAATCTACAGGTTCTCCGCTCTCTGCATCATAGACGGTAAACCCGTAAAATTCTGTTAATTGGTCTTTTGGGATTTTGATCATATATCCACCTCAAATCCAAGTTCCTTCATGCCTTTGCAGTATGTATCGTATAGAAGATTTGCATATTCCGTGAGTGTGTCAAAATGTTCTTTGTTCTCTTCATCCGTCACCCATTCAAGATTCGTAATGGAGTTATTCTTCTTGTTACCGTCCTTGTGATTCACCTGTGGCTTATTCTCGGGATTCGGAATGAAGGCCACAGCC